GTTACATCAAGTTATACAGACAGAAAGATTGTAAGATAACACATGACCGATAAAAGAGTTCAAATTAATAAGGTTGTTAAAGAACAACTTCCTGCTTATGTGAAGGATGACAGCCCTTTAGTCGGTGAATTTTTAAGTGCGTATTATCAAGGGCAAGAATATCAAGGCGGCCCAATTGATATAATCAGTAATCTAGACTCTTATATACAATTAAACAAATCAGGCACTCTAGTCGGTTTTACGACTCTCTCAAGTGCTGTTGGCCAGTTTGATCAAACTATATCTGTAAAGGATACAACTGGATTTCCTGAGAATTATGGTTTATTAAAAATAGACGATGAGATAATAACATATACTGGATTAACAACAAACTCATTTACTGGATGTATTCGTGGATTTAGTGGTATTACATCATTCAGTAATCCTGATGAACCAGAAGAATTTGTATTCTCTACTTCTAACGCAGGAACTCATGCAGTTGGTGTTGGAACAAGTGGTGGCCAAGTTGAAAATTTAAGCACATTATTCTTAAAGGAATTTTTAAAAAAATCTAAAAAACAATTTCTACCTGGTTTTCAAAAAGATTTAAACCCCGCACTAAATCAACCACAATTTATTCGCCATTCAAAAGACTTTTACAACTCCAGAGGAACTGACGAATCTTTTAAATTACTATTTAAATCATTATATAACGAAGATGTTGATATTGTTAGACCTGCTGATTATGTAATTGCACCATCAGATGCAAACTATAGAAAAACTCGTGACATTATAGTTGAGGCATTATCTGGCGATCCTATGGATCTTGAGAATAGAACACTCTTTCAAGACCCTGTAGAGAATCTATCCAGAGCGTATGGCCCTGTATCCATGGTTGAAAGAGTTAGAGTTGGTCTTTTAACGGAAACATATTATAAAGTTAGTATTGACGCATCATTTGGAACAGGAAGTTCTGATGAATTATTGTATGGTAATTTTGCAATTCATGCTAATTCTAAAAATGTTGGAACAGTTGGTGCAGCACAAACTTACATTGATGTTGATTCTACTGTAGGTTTCCCTGATGAAGGAACTTTAACATTTAAATATGCAAACGGAACAACTGGAATTTGCACATATGGTAGCACTAATGTCACACAGTTTTTAGGTATAAGCACAACTGGTATTACTACTACTATTAAGGATGCTACAGCAATTAGACAGAATGCTTATGTTTATGCATCTGGGAAGGCAAACAGCACTGCAGGGGTCACTACAGACGGCATACGTTGCAGAATAACAGGTGTATTGAGTGACGTAGAACTTCCAAATACTTTTTATCAAAGACAGGGTGCAAAGATAAAATTAAAGTCTTTAGGAAAGATCGCTAAAGTAACTGATTTTAAATCAAATAACTGGATTTATAATGTTCAACCAAAATACGATGTAGACACTATCACACTACAGGATGCTTCAGGCCCAACATATGAAGTTGTCACTAAAGATTTTCATCGAATAAGATTAAATGATACGATCACAGTTCAAACATCAACTGGGGATTTAGATGGTTCTTACACTGTTACTGATGTTTTAAGTAACGTTAAAATTAGAATGCAAGGATCTGCCATAAGTGATCTTTCAGCAGTTCTCTCCATAAGAAAATTACTTACAAAACCAAATGCTGATGGAAGTAGTGTTGACGATAATCATCAACATTTAAACAACTATACTGCAAACACTCAAAACGTTTATATGCAGGAAGTTGGATATGCTCATACTCTTTCTAAACTTAAAAATTTAATTGCATCCAACTCTTTACCTTCTTATGGTTCAGATCATAAATTAAATCCAAGCACTCAAAAAATTAATTTATCTGGAACTTTTCAAGGTGGTCAAACAATAATTGGAATCACCACTGGTTCAAATGATCATAACTTCTTTAGTGGTGATGCTATTTACTATACACCACAAAAAAATGCTGCTGGTGGAGTAGATAGTTTCTTGTTTAGCGAGGGATTATATTTTGTTGAAAGAATAAACTTAAATGATATAAGGCTAGCAAAATCTAGATCAAACTTATATGATGGCAACTTTCAGAAAGTATCAGAAACAACTGTTACAACAGATATTGTAGATAACACATTTGAGAAATATGAGTTTCATAGAAAACAGATTTTACCTCAAAAACTGTTTAGAGAAATTGATATGCCAGTTTATGATGGTAAAGAATATCCAACTAGAATTGGATACAATGGTATTTTAATTAATGGTGTTGAAATATTAAGTTATAAGTCTCAAGACCTTTGTTACTATGGAGATATTAAGTCTATAGACGTTACAG